TCATTTTGTATATCTGTTTGAACTGTTGAGCAAATTGGTAAAATTTGTAAAATAAAAGTTTTAAATTTAATTAAATAATTAAAAAAGACAGAAAGTGTTACCTTCGTTTTTGATATTATATAGCTTTTAAAACGGAACGTTGATTACATAAGACCGTTTTAAAAATTAAATATAAAAAAATGTAAAATATTTAATGTAACGGTATAACATCAGAAAGAGAATATGAGTAACAGAGTGAAGGATACATAACACTTTTATAAGTGCTAATCCATTCAGGCGTCAAGCTTGCATATGTAACATAAAACTTCTCTACTAGGGACATAAGCTCGTAGTAGCATCCAGAATAGAATAAATTAGTAGTTATTGAACATAACTTAGAAAAATATTCAAATGCTGAAGCTCCACGCATACAATAGTGAAGAGAACTAGTTTGTCTCACTACATCATAAGTATACCTAATTTTTCCATTAATATCCACAGGATGAGTTCCACAGAAGACACACTCATAAAACGGAGTTGCTTCTTCTGATATACTCTCCAAATAGATACCATTTTTATTGGAAGAATTTTGTAACCCTTTAGTAGTGAAATTGGGATCTACTGAGGTAATGATTAAATCATCACCACACACATAAAATAATACATCTTGTAGACTAATATTATTTCTGTAACAGTATAACCACACATTCATTATAGCGAATAGAGAATTATCGACACCAGTATTATAATGACCTGATGAGTTGCCAATAAGGTGAAGTAAAGTACCCCCACAATTAGTAACACCATCATACATCATAGCATAATACCTCTGAATTTCTTCTATTTTTTCTGGTGAAGCAAAATCACAGCGAAAATCACATATTAATTCTGCTCCCCATATCTGAAAGTGTGCATCCCATTGTTCTCCATCAAAAGATCGAACTTCACCACAAAAGTCATAAATTGTTTGCCATAATATAGACATATCCGCACCTGGAGTTTTCATCCCAATGCATATATGAGTTAGCAGCCAATCCTGACAAAGGTAAAAATTTTGAAAGCCAAATAAGTGTATAGCTGCAACTATTGCACAAATATCAGCATATCTAAAAAATCTACTGTCTTTCATGTAGTTCCTAAGTTCATCTTTTAATGTTCCACTAAGAACAGATGTAAAGGACAAATAACAGAGATATAAATATCTACAAGTAAATAGGGCTAATACATCTCTTTTAAGGGGACCAATAACACTTTGAAATATATATCCAGAAGAAGAAAGATAAACTACCCAATCTGGTATACATTCAAAAGGGACATGGTTGTTTTTAGACTTTAATAAAAAAGGACCCAATTCTTGTCGTAACATTTGTTTAAGATATTGGGTTTCTTGTACTGTTAAGGTTTTTTGCGAATGTTCATATTTATAAATTCCATTTAAAAAAGAAATTTTATCCAAAGGTGCTGGAAAAGTTTTACATGGAAATGGTATATCTATAAATGTTTGTTTAGTTATGTTTGAGTGAGGTAAGGGTGGAGATGGACCCCCATTTAACCGAATGAGATTGGGATTCACATTCGGGAGTGGGAGATTTCGTGGTTTTTCGAACAATATTAAGGGATTTAATTTCAGAGGGATTTCGGGCAACACTAGGTTGCCCAAGAGTCCGAAAGGGCAGATCACTAACATCTACCACAATCTCCTGAAACAAATTATGATTGTCGATAGTACCAGTATGGAAACCAACAATACCTTCCTGTTGAATAACTAAAGAACCGCAAGCACCAGGAAATGAAGAACAATCATATAAATAAAAATCTTTATGAGCCGGATCTTTTGATTCAAATTTACCATAAATGACTCCTGATGACTGTACTTTATGCATACAGTCATACAAATGTGCATTTTTGGTAATTTGCGGACTACTCCAATTTTTGATTGAAAGAAGTCCAGCAGCTTTAATACTTGAAACATAAAGATCACCAATAATGTAAGAATTTTTAGAAAATTCAATTACATCAACATCATAAGTAGTATTCTGATAAGTTTTATATGAAATGGTTTCTATTTTGTCTCCAAAATAATAACCAGATCTTCCATTTTCGTCTATCCAAACATGCCTATTACAACATAGGCGTTCCTTAATAGCAAAACAATGAGAAACTTCCTTTCCATTAATAATAAAAATAGCATTATTATGGGAGAAATCAGATGTATAAGTAGAATTAGGTAATATACTTTCGTGAACCAAAAGTTTTTTCCCTTTCAACTTAGACAAAAAATCCTCTCTGTATGAAATTAACCTTTTAATATTATCTTGAAGACCTTCTGAAGGATTTTTAGCATATTTCTTTTGAAGAATAGCTATCCTACGATTAATTTCTTCAATAGAAACACTAAGTTCTTCATCATTACTCATTGGAAAAGCATTTAATTTTTGAACGTTCCTAATGTTATAATTTTTATCCCCATGTACGGGCATAGGCACAGGAACTGGAAATTGAGATTCATGCATAGGAATTTTTTCTATTACCCTTTCTTGATCACGTTTAATAATTTTTTGATGTCCTGGTTCATTAATTAGTTGAGTTTTAGAACCATCTACATGTAAAGATTCACTAAGAATTTTTATCTGTGAATTTAAATCCTTTATCATAGCAGACGTTTGAACTTGATTTTGAACCAAGCCATCCAATATATTAGGAGAATCACAAGAAACGACTGATTCATATGCATTAAAATCGATCTTACGATTTGGATCGTAATTCGGTGGTTCCATGTCAGTATAATCATCTTCTGGATGATCTTCCTTTTCCATGGTACTACTTATTACTGCATCAGAAGACTTAATTACACGTCTATTTTGCAAATAATCGCTTGGATCAGATTTATTTTTATTTCTGTTCTCTTGCCCCATCCCTCTCTTTTGTTGTGCTTCAAAATTAAACTGTTTTTTACTTTTAAGGAAAGCTTCCACTTTCTGTTTAGCAATTTCAGTTAAATTTTTCTGCACATCTACCATTAATTTTTCAATAGGTTGCCCAATTTCTTTCTTTGATTCAAAAACTGGACCTGCCTCAAATCCTAAGAAACCATGATCTGGCCCAACCTCTCCTACTACAGCTTCATGTGCATCAGCATCATGAAGCATCACTGGAGCATTGAACACTACTGGTTGTCTATGAAATGAAGAAGGATTAGGATTGAAAATCTTATACCCAATAGAATTTAAAGATTTAAACAAAATAATAATAACTTTGTGCGTCTTTATAACATAAAGGAGATAAACAATCCACCACAACTTATATGAAAAAGTAACTATAATGGTCAAAATAATAGTT